CCGCGCGTGCAAGAAGATTACGAGAGACAGAACTTATTACTGGACAAGCTAGTGCATTTGCTGCAGGGGTAAATCGGATGGCAGCACCATTAACAAATGCTCTTAGTGGTGTACAGGAAAAACGAGGAGATACCGTTGAAGAAGAAGATGGTGTCAAACAATATAAAGCAGATGAAATAGTATTCAAGGCCGATAAATTTGATTTTGGAAACAATCAAGATTCTTCTACATCATCACCTGCGCCTGCGGCCTCGCGCGCGCCGTCTTCAACTAGTGGATCTGGACCTGGACCTGGATCATCTTCATCAACAGCTAGCGCTACTGGAACTTCAACATCAGCAGCAACACCTATGCAACCAACTATAGTTACAGGTCCAAGAATGGCTAGGGATTCTGCTGCAAATGCAGCTGCCGAAAGAATTATGCCGTCGACACTACAGCCTCCCGCTGCAACTGGACAAAATACAAGAGCACCAGGAGGACAACAACGCTCAGATGTAATACCTCAAATTGATCCTAATAACCCAGGTCCATTAGAACCAGCTAATGCTGGATCCAGATATGCTAGACTATTTGGTATGGGTGTGGCGGCATAAAAAAGGGAGGCTTTCGCCTCCCTTTTCAGTATTAATTTGCAAGTCGCTTAAAGAATTCCAAATCCTCACCGTCATCATCATCTGTATTAGTAGATGGTGCAGAGCGAGCAGGTGCTTCACGTTGAGATGTTGATTCCTTCCAAGGGAGTTCATCCTCATCTTGCTTACGATTAGCTGCGGCCTGACGAGAACCAGCAGGAGTGCTTTCATCAAGATTAAGAACCTTATTCAACTTAGCCTTAAGTTCCTCATAGGTCTTAAAGTTAGAAGAAGAAAGGAATGCCTGAAGAGAATGCTCTTGCTTCCAAACAGACTCAATTTGATTATCATTTTCAAAAAGAGGAGCCGCAGAAGCAAATTCAGACTTATCGTAATTGCGATAACCTTCGACATTACGAATCTTAAGCTTGAAATTAGCACCAGACCATGGATCGAAAGGATTCATTGGTTGCTCATCGGCAAACTGAGGATTCATAGCTTCATTGAGCTTATCATAAATCTTCTTACCAAACTTGAACAGCTTAACCTTACCGTTATTTTCGGGATTAGCTTGATCCTGGATAATATAGATATTGCTGATAAAAGTCAACTTACGCTTTTGAGCACGTGCCTGTTTACGTGTAGGTGAATTGTCATCCTCGGAAATATTCCAAAGCTTGGAATTCAATTCACCGACTGGATCGGTCTTACCAAGAGTTGTAAGAGAGTTTTCGATATACCAAAGACCAGTTGGACCCTTGAATCCATGTTCAAACATGCGAATGAAAGGAACATCTTCTTCATCGGGGGCTGGGAGGAAACGAATAATTGCAAAGCCATTGCCTGCCTTATCAACATTAGGATACCAGAAACGATCATCACCCTTACTGGATTCACCTTGTGTGTTGAGTTTGGCAAGTTCTGCGGTAAGCTTTTCAAGTGAGTTCTTACCAGAATTCTTCTTAAGTTGTGAAAAGTCCATATTGTATTCTCCGTGTATTTTGTATATTTGTATGTTTGTGTATCAGTATGATAGTGTTGGAATTCCAACACTATTATTTATCCAACGGTTTAACGGTAACATATCTAGCCCCACCGTCCCAAGGCATCGAAGGAATATCAATAAAGTCAATCTTTTGATCCATATAATTTGGAAGAAAAACATTTTTGATATAACTGTCATTATCAATCCCAAAGATGTTATTTGAATAAGCAAGTAACCATTCCTTAGAACCTACTACATTATACATTATTTCATTGCGCAAGTCAATAGGCATTTCAGTAAATGACCATGTACCAATACACAAATCCGCACTTGTAAGATCATTATAATCACCAGTATAACTAATATCATTCAACTTAAGTTGTTGGTGAAAATAGCGTTGGATATTTGAAACTTCAGGAAAATCATAGATGACATACTTACCTTTAAAACCAAGCTTATAGATAATCTCAGCCATTTCTCCAATACCTGCACCAAATTCAAGAATTGTATTAAGACTTGCAAGTTTGTCAGGTGTATAACCACAGTTAATCAAATGTGCCATATGCTGAATGCGATTCATTGTGGTATTAAAATCACCAAACAAACTATAAATTGCAAAATCTTCTTGGGATCCATATCCAATCATTGGATCTTCCAGTGCTACTTTATAGCGTTCATCTTTTCTTACTGCTTCCATAACAACACTCACATAATCAAAGATGTTATTTCGAGTCATAAATGGAACAGACATTACGGAAGTCCAAACTTTGAATCGATTTTTGGGCAACGTATTAAAGTCATGAAGAAAAACTTCACGCATCGTTGTCCAATAATTACCATCATTCACTGACCTAGCTCGAAGCATTTTTTGTGACATAATTGACTTTGAGTCAAAATCTGGATATAATGGCGCTGGAGAATTACTTTTACTACTACCAGAAGTACTATAATTAAAAAAGTTTGTCATTTATTGTTCCTTATGTATTACTGTTTCCATAACAAAATCTATCACTAATTTTTTAATTTTTTCTTTATCATACTTAATAAACGGTGTGTATTTCTTGATAAGAAGTCCAATATCATCCCACACAATATCGCCATTAAGTTCTTTATCCCAGTGCTTAAAACATCTGGAAATATCCACCAATACACATAAAGTTTCTGCAGATATAGAATCACTACAGAAAAGCTTAAGTAATATTGGATGTTGATTATCTCTAACTATAAAATTTTCATCAAACTTTTCATTTAGTTTCTTAAGATCACCAGAAACTACATAAGTCAGAGATTGACTTCGTTTCAACCAGTCAAGATATATTTGTTCTGATGAATCATCATATGCTAATTCTCTAATCCAACATTTAGGATTTTGTATAAAATTAGCGAGCATAAGATTATGTGCATCTCTATGCTTAGCCATTTTTTCAAAAAAGAATTTATCTTTGCGCTTATTAAAAGAATCTACACTCCCGGATACCTTACCTTTATATTTAAAATAGTCATATCCAGGAGAGTTAAAATGGTTCCGAAGTGCAAGATAATCTTTATACACCTCGAATGATGTCATACGGGTAATCGTGCAGTCTTCTTAAGGATATTTAAATTTTCGGCCTCACATGTGATATTAGAAAGAATTGTAGGATCTTTCTTAATTAGTGATGCAGCATATTCAGGTTCAAAACTATTTACATCACACCAATGAATTACAGCATCAATAAATTCCATTCCTTTCTCTTCACATAATTGACGAATATCATTCGAGAAATTAGCATTCTTAATCATTAGATAGTAACTCCGGAAAAAATTTAATTAATGCTTTACCAAGAAAATGAACAAATGCATGATAGCACCATATCCATATAAAAAACATATACATATAACCAGCAAGATAAGGATATGCTGTATTATAAATTGCACCTACAAAAAGCAAACTGAATAACAGATATGCTAGGCCACCAAGTCTATTGGGCTTTGGAATTTCTTTTGCCATCAATCCCAAAGTGCCTCATAATACTTAGCAAAAAGACGCCGACCGTTCTTCATTCTTTCACGATGTACAGCAACACCCTTTTCGTCAACCGTAAAGGTATCATTAGGACCCTTCTTCATAACACCATCATCAAAAAGAAGATCAGACTCGCCGCTATAATATTGCTCTTCCCAATTTGATGAGTGTTGTTCGAATGTCCAAATCATTTCATTGAGAACCCATTCCCAACGAGGAAACCAATTTTCATCCGTATCACCGGTATTCTTTTGTTCTTCAGATAGAACGGGCGCAGAAATTGATTGGAATTCTAAAGGAACATCCTCATCATCAATAAATGGTGCACCGTACTTGTTCTTACTAAGTTCTTTTAGCATAGGAACAATAATCATAGCCAAAGTATGATCCATGGACCAAATATCATAATCATCAATACGAATATTGATCTTACGTTCCTTAAAAGTATCTAGCCAACGACAAAGGCGATAGAGAGCAGAATCAGTACCATCCTTATTAGTTGCCAACCAATCACCAAGTTTTTCTACAATGTCAGAATCTCTGTTCTTCCAAAATAGAATACCTTCGGCAATCTGATACGGGCCAATAAAGTTCTTATATGGTCCTAGAAAAATCTTCATTCATATTCTCCTTCAAATGTGCAATAAGCAGTAATAACCGTAGCACCCATATTTTCTAAAACAGCCAACGATGCTCCAATATCATTAATGCATTGACTGGGTGTGGTAGATGCTAGATAGGTATTCTTAACTTCACCATTAAAAAGAAAAGTAATGAAGAGAAAAGTAAAAAGCATTTTATATCTCCGACTTATTTGTTTTAAAATCACTATGATCATGGCAAGTTCTACGATAACCGCCATCGGTTGTAGGGAAACCGCAGCTTGCGTAATTATAACACCCAGGTTCATCACAGATCAAAAGAGCAGACTTGAGTTCCATATTATCAATGTTTTGTTCTTTGACAACATTGGCAAGATTTTCACGATATGAATAATCCAACTCATTTGAGATATTCATACCACCTGCTGAATATAGCGGTACGTATGCATCAAGATCAAAACCAAGACGATCATAAATCAAATATCGGAATGAACCTGGATTTTTGCCGTGTTCATCAATCTTGCTGATAACCCATGCAGCAATATCTAGCCTGGTTTGATAATCATATTTTGATACCAAGTCATCATAGTCAATCTTTTCGAACATATATCACCTTTGAAATGGTGGACCCGGTAGGACTCGAACCTACGACCAAACCGTTATGAGCGGTCCGCTACTAACCAACTGAGCTACAGGTCCAAATATTGGCGGTCCCGAGAGGATTCGAACCCCTATCGTACGGCTTAGAAGGCCGATGCCTTATCCCTTAGACCACGGAACCAATATAGTTATTATATCATACTTTTGAATGGCTGTCAATCATTAATTATAAGATTCCTGCAACTGAAATACCGACCAACGAACTCCAGGATTACTGACTGGCTTAAAGACACTAGCATAAGAGTCTTTACCACCAGCGAGACTAGGTACTGAGACAATGAAACACCGTTCGATAGCACCCCATGGCGTCTTGATCTTCTTATAATAACCATAAGAAGGTTCAAGACCATCCTTATCACCTTTCTTATTATAGCGATAATTGGATACACATACGCGTTCACCATCAATAATTACATAGTCAAAGTTGGTGGTTTTATTTTGTTTTGCCATAAGCTTATGCCTTCAAAAGAACTGTGTTTTCGTTGATACGATATTGTAATGTTGCAGTTTTTAATTTTTCCAAATTCTTAAGAAATGCTCTTCGACCACTACGAAAAACCATTTCAATATTTATCTCAGTGTTTTTGGTAATCCTATAAGTCTTACTCTTATCTTCATCATAATTTAGAATGGTGGTACCCTTCACATCTAGACCCGATTCAGACAGAGCAATGAACTGTGTAAGTGTCTTATATTTTGTATTAAAAGTTACCAGCTCGCTAGAACCTAGAATCTTTTCAGGATTGATGGATACCACCTTAAAGTCTTTGCTTTCGGCTTGGAACTTTAGATCCTTGAGTTTCTTATCAACCGAAATTGTTTTCTTCTTACGAACGATTTGCTTCTTATTCGATGTGTGGCGCTGACAATCCGCTACGATACCAGAGTAAAATGCTGCACGCTTCTTCAATTCAGCAGTGGTATAATGGTTATACCCTTCTTTGGCCTTATTGCATGTGAGAGACAAATTAGCCTCTTCGGCGATTGGTGCGTAAAATTCTTCAACAGTCTTTGCTTGATTCGAGGGAATCTGTTTGTTTTGCAGCCATTCATACATGGACAATGTCCAACCTGACTTATCTATGGCTTCCTCAAACTCACCGATAAAGTCAGACATCTTTGCGCTTGATTTACGAACCTTAATAGTCACTTCTTCAGTGGCTGGTTCATCAGTAACTTCCAATGCTTTATTCAAAGTCGACTTGGAAAACATCTCAGTCAATCTAAACCTAAACTTTTTTATGTGAGGTACTTCAAGGATACCACCACGATTTAGAATACGTGCATACCAAGCAGCGGTAACACTAATCCAAATGTCCGGCACTGTTGCCAGCATTTCTAGATTAGTATCTTCACCTTGAATTTTAAAAAAATCTTTCAGATATTGACGAGCATCTGATCTGGTACACATATAGTTATACCAATTGAAGATTTTAGTCAACGTTATATCGTCAAGTTCAACAATACCATAAACGACTGGTTCTTCACCCATGAACTTAAGATCAGCAATGTATTGTGCAGTCTTACCTACACGTTCATTCTTTTTAGGTTTGGGTTTAGTTAACCGAGCCATCGATATATCCTTTTCGATTTATAAGTTATTATATCATAAACTATAAGCAGTGTCAACCACTTTTTTATCGATCCGATTCATGCTCTTAGCGCTCTCAGGGATAATAAACGCTTCAAAGTCACGACCTTTGGTAACATACCCCATTCCGTATGCCATCTTCTCAGTCGAATCACCACTCAATCTCTGAGCGATGATAGCAGCAATGAATGAATGATTTGCAAACCCTATCTTATAACATGGGCCCCAAATTTCAGCATTTAAATCATCAACGTACTTACCACCGGATTCACCACATTCACACGTCCTATCTACGTTTTTCCTGAGTGTGACTAGATCACAACACTTTTCACATAAAATAAGTTTCATATGATATATCCTCAAAAGAGGGAGGGTTTCCCCTCCCCAGTTGATTTAGGCCGCTTCCGCCATTTCGATCGCGGTCTCAAGAGCACGAACCTTGAGATTCTTATTGGAACCGTACCAGGCAGAAGTCATCCGGGTATCGGTAGAGCGACCGATGAGGTGATCGGTCATATAGGTAGTGGCATTGAATGCCTGCCACCATGAGCCAGGAGCATATTCGGCACCAGGCTGAGTCTCGAGGATACCAAGAGCAGTACGAGCATTCTTGGTGATCTCGGAGCGCTTAGCATTCTCATGCGCAGGGAACACACGCTTGAAGTACTCAACGACGTTTTCATCGCTGTAACGCTTAGAACCAAGGAACTGAGCCATTTCCTTATACTGGGCAAGCTTTTCGGCAGCAACACCAAGCATCAGCTTAGTCTGATCACCGTTGAACTCGCGACGATGACTAATCTTGACCATACGCTCGACCTTGGTGTTGAGCGACAAAGTCAAGGTGTTGTTACACACCACACGGATCGGAGTGAACCGAACGTCAGTGCTGCTTCCATACTTATGGAAGTTAGTGAAGTGGAGATAGGAGTCGACCTTGTCGCCACCAAAGAGTTCGAACGAATCCTTCACCTTGGCTAGAGCCCAGACGATCTTACCGTCACAGAGACTGCCAGCGGTGTGCATTTCCATGTCACCCTCGGCGATGAAGTCATTGAAGAACTCAAAAGCCTCAGAGTTCTGCACCGGATTCCAATCCTCGGAAACCACATCGATGATCTTGCTATCGGTAGAGCGAACCAGAGCGGACCAACCGACATTGACATTCTTGCCAGCAACCTTAGCAAAAGCAGGCACCTTGCTGACTTCCCAATTTAGACCAGCTGCCTCGAGCATCTGATCAGGAGTAAGATCACCGGGAACACGAGTACCCAGACCATGCCAAGGAACCTCGCCGGCATATGCCATTTGAGCCTTACCGTCAACCATTTCGATATTATGCATTATATAAACCCTTTCATATGATGGGCGATATGCCCTGTTAATAAAGTTATTATAACAAACTTTAAGGGTGGTGTCAACTAAAAAAACGCGGTTTTTGAAATTTTTTTATTAACTTTTTTTAATCTTTGAGATCGTCTATGAATTGATGGTTAACTTCCATCCAAGCTGCAACTCTTACTTTTGAAAATACTTCTACATCGAGTAGTCCATTTCTTACTTTTTCTGAAATAAGATATTCTACTTCTTTTCTAGTTTTAGATTCACATTCTTTTCTTGAATAAAGATGATAGACGAATAAACTAATCATCTAAATCGTCTCTAAGTTGTTCATGAATATGTGGAACATATAACATAATATCATATAATACTTGGTTATGATCATAGACATCGCATTTAATTATATGAGCAGGAATTCTAATATTCCATATCGATGGTGGGAAGATAATATCTTTAACTTTCATTTTCTGCATCTTCCACAAATTGTTCTCTAATGTAAAACTCACAATCAAGTATCTGACCAATATGTTTAAGTGTATAAACTTCCATAAAGTTATGATATGCTACATGTTTCCTAACCTTTATCCTAATAGTATCCTCAACATCATCCATTATTTGAGTTATAATTCGACTATACATTTTCATATTCCTTTATATTATTCATATTGTGTCATTAATTATTATACTGTAACTATATGCCACTGTCAACAAAAAAATTCATAAAAAAAGAGGGTGATAACTTAATATCACCCTCCGAGTTAAACTCAATATGTTTTAAAAACTAAGTGCGGAATTCCAAGTCTCGAAGCACCTCGGGATCAACACCATAAGTCCAGGCATTCGCCTCCAGCGCGGTCTTGACAGTAGGCGGTACCGGAATAGCAAACTCACGGCCAGTACCACAAACAACACGCAAGAACTGTTCCTTACCAATATCAGGAATATTCACCTGCAGAAGAGTACCAATCTGCGGATCTTCATCCTGATCGATAACCTTAGACTTCAGTTCCTTAAGAATATGGACCCAACCAAGGATTTCACAAGCAACTCGACGGAGTTCCAAGTTGTCTTCCTTCAGAGCGGCCTTAGCAGACAACTCCTTCTTATCAGTGATCCAGAACCACTTATCACGACTCAGGCGAACACCATGCCATGCAAACACCATGGTACCGTCCTGATATTCAATGGCGGGACCATCTTCACAATGCAGACGATTTTGATCATCAAATCGAATATACATCGGGAACTCTTGAATAATTGCAAAGTCCTTGTCGACATAAGTCCAGCAAGCAACTTGAGCATATTCAATCAGCGGTTGGACAATTTCAAGATCCAGACCACAGACTTCCTTGAAGTAAGCATAGAAGCTCAACCAAGAACTATCATGAGCACCATAGATCATAGAGTTCATGAATTCGGTAGAAGTACCTCCAGGCTTTACGGACTTATAGATCTTATAAGCATCCATAGGTCCGGTAGCATAATAAACATTAGAAGGTGCTTCAAGATCACGGGAAGTATAGCACTTTGCAAGAGCAGTCTTAGCTTCCGCAAAGTCAAGAACTTCAGTACGAAGACCGATTTTCAACCAGCGGTCCCGATACACAGGAATTTGCGCCAGTTGGTCTTCATTCAAACTAGTAATCACAATATCTTCCTTTACATTATAAAACTAGATTAAAAACTTAGTCGGCAGCCTTACGGAAGCCTTCGGCAGTATATTCGCGTTGACGACGAACTTCATACATACCAGGAGGAACCATGATAGCCTCGTGAGTATCGAAAGACCGAAGATGGTCAATCTGAGTGTCTTCCTTGACAAGAAGAAACATCTTGTACAAGTCAACATTCTGAGAGTTAGACTTATCAGCAGGAACCTCGAATGCTTCGACTCGAGTTGCCTCCATCACGTGATTG